ATGAAGAAGCCTGTCCCTAAAATCTACCGTACCACCAATTGGTCCTCGTATAACCAAGCTTTAATCAAGCGAGGAAATATTTCAATTTGGTTTGATCCCAAGACCCAATGGTATGCACAGCCACAAGGCAAGCATGGACGAAATCAAACTTATTCCGATACAGCGATTCAATGCTGTTTAATGATCAAATCTCTATTCCGTCTTTCTTTACGTATGGTCACAGGCTTTGCTCAAAGCCTGATTAAACTCTGTGGTTTGAATTGGACAGCACCAGATTACTCCACCCTCTGTAGACGACAAAAGCATATTGATATTGCGATAAGCTATCAGAAAAGTCGTGATGGGTTACACCTACTCGTCGACTCTACAGGGTTAAAATTTTTAGGTGAAGGCGAATGGAAGCGTAAGAAACATCAGCCTGAATATCGTCGCCAATGGCGCAAACTTCATATTGGTATAGATGCTAAGACCCTTCAAATAAGAGCAGTTCAGCTCACAACAAACAATGTGAGTGATTCACAGGTGCTTGGTGATTTGCTTGATCAAATTCCGTTGGATGAACGAATTGATTCAGTCTATACAGATGGTGCTTATGACACAAAGCACTGCCGACAAGTCATTTTAGATCGAGATGCTCATGCAGTCATTCCACCGAGGAAGAATGCAAAGCTTTGGAAAGATAAGAAATTGAGATCTTTAGAGAGGAATGAATTATTAAAAACAGTCAAACGGCTAGGTCGGTCACTTTGGAAAAAATGGTCTGGTTATCATCGTCGAAGTTTAGTGGAAACCAAAATGCATTGCATCAAATTATTAGGCGATAAATTAACAGCAAGGAGTTTTCCTAGTCAGGTGAATGAGATTCATGCGCGTGTAGCAGTTTTGAATAAATTCACAGAATTAGGTCGACCTCATACCCAAGTTGTCACTTGAATTTAGCTCAATTAGGGTAGTATTGCCTTTCAAACCTTTGTGCAACAAAGCCTCGGGTAATTATTAATAGCTCGGATTAAAGTTGGTAACTCAGCTTCACTCACATGGGCCATATTTTCTTTTTTCCCCTGCTGTAGAAACTTTTGAATGCCCTCTAATAGGTTGTAATCAATTCGCCCTGTTACCTTTGCATAATCATAAATATCACGGCACATAGCCCGAACTCGGCTTACCTGTTCATAGATACCCTGCTTCTGCTGAATACCTTTTAAATGATTCATCCACTCAATAGGTTTAATGCTGGTGTACAAGCGTTTGCCAAAAATAGGGAATATATGCTTTTCCAATGCGCCTTTATTTCGGGTCATAGTGTCATGCACCCAAGTATTTACTTTGGTTTCTAACCACTCACGCGCCAACACCTCAAAGGTAGCGTTATTATGGTCCAGCTCTTGGCGCTTGCGTTCCTGCTTAGTAATGATTGGATTATCGCCGTGGGATATATCTAGAATAATCTCAGATGCTTTCTTTCTTGCACCTTTACCTGACAATTCAGGGTAAGTACCGATACCAAGCCATGACCACTTACCATCAGCCTTTTTATACCTAAATAACCATGCTTTCTTACCATCAGGCTTTACACGGAAATATAAGTCATCGCCGTCTAACTCCCGATATTCTTTTAATTCAGGTTCAAGGTTAGCGAGTACGGTATCTGACAAAGGACGGCGTTTGATATCTGTTCTTTTCATGAGCTTGTACACCAGCGAGTTCAATAAATATTGCAATGTACATGACAGTGTACACGGCGTATGTACACTATAGCTAGTTATGTTTGGGTATGTTCAGGCAAGAAAAAAGGCTTGATCCTTTTAGAATCAAGCCTTTATCTTTTAAAACTTGGCATATTTTGCCATGTTTTGGAAGGTATATGGTGGAGGTGGCGGCTACCTAATTAATTAAACAAATACATAATTTAAAAGGTAAATTATTCAAAAAAATCACTTATGTATAACATCTGTATAACAAATTAAAAATTTCACGCCAAATATGAGTTCTATTTCCGATTCAGGATTTGAACTCAGGTACTGGTATCCTATTGCTTGGTCACATTTGAAATGCGACCAAGTGAATTCTGGATTTAAAATCCACACATTATTCCGCACAGCCATTTAATTAAATAATAAAAAACACGGTGCAAATACGGTGCAAAGCAACTAAAGATATTCAGCACTAATCATATCTTCATGTGTAAATACCCATTTATAAATTTCCCATTTAGAACCTTCCAAAATATATGTTTCTCCGTGAATTTTCTTAAAGTAACGACCATTTAGATAAAAGTCAGCGCCATATACCTCTTTATAAATATTACTACTCATTTTATTGGCTCCGTTAGACATATAGAAAATATAACAGATGTAGAGATCACACACATATATATGACAGCAATGGCCAAAGGTTGGAAAAGGCTTTTTTAATGTGATTTTAAAGATTTTGAAAATTTCAGGTGAGAAAAAAAAGAGGTTAGAAAAGTTAGAAATTTATAAAATAGTATTCAAATATATGATTTATAAAGATTAATTACAATTTTAAAAAGGTTAGAAAATGGTTAGATTATGGTTAGTTCTAACCTCTAATTTTGGTTAGAAGTTCTAACCTTTTATATTATTGTTTTATATACATATTTTGACTTTTATAACTTTTTTCTAACCGCTTCTAACCTTTATATGGTTAGAAATTTAATTATTAAATATCAGATACTTAAATATTAAAAACCTTTCATTTTACTGTTTCTAACTTTTTTTAAGCACTATTGATTGAGTTGACGGAACTTTTGATAAATCGCAAGTTGTAGGCATTCATAGAATCCCTGTTGAATTATGTAGAACTGAAATTTGAGCATTCGGCTGTGTCATGCACCAGTACTGCTGTGGCTTAGAGGGTCATCGGTTGGGATCACAAATCTGTTGAATATTCGACATATTTACTGTGCAGGTGAGGTGGGGGGTCAACCGCCCGGCTTGAACCGGATTCTGTGGTTTTGGAAACTTTGGCCAAAAAAAAGCCCTCACACATGGAGGACTTTTATTTTCGTGTAAATACTGTGATTAGCTTTGTTTATCTGGCTTCACCTGTGGCCATGCCTGGTCTAATCGTTCTGCATCAATTGCGTGTCCATCAGCTGCTGCTGCGATTGCTCCACCACGGTCTGCCATTGTTTTGAGTACGAAGTTGCAGGTCTTTCCATATTCAACGATGGCTTCATGGGTACCTGAGGACAAACGTTTGTTTGTATCACTGATCTGCTTTGACAACCGGTCAACAGCCAAAGCACTGTCACTGGCAGCAGCCAACGCAACTTGTAAGTTTTTATTTGCATTTCGTTCTGACTCCAAAAGTTCTTGCGACCATGCCTGCTCTACTTCATGCACTTCATTGGCACGTTGCGATGCAAGCAAATCACGTTGTGTTTCAGCTAAAGTTTTTTGTGATTCGAGTAAATCAATTTGATGTGACTTACTTGTGCAGCTGGTGACTGAAAATGCCAAAGCGATGGCCAAGGCAGCCATCACGATGAGTTTCCAATTTTTAATTGCCAAAGCAATATTCATTATTGTTTTTCCTGTTTGAATTGAAGTTGATGAAACTCTTTGAAGCGGATGATCTGATCACCTGCCCATTCGTTCACTGTGTTAGCGAATAAATTTTGAAGTGGGACAATTTCGGAATACCAATAGGCTTCACGTGCTTCACTGATTGATCCGAAGCCACCTGCATTTGATGGAATGATTCCGAGCAATTGCGGTGGTGTACGTTGGGATGCAAGAACGTCATCACGTGTGACGTTTTTAATATTTAAGAATTCATCTTTGGCAGCCAATTCACTGATCGGAATCAGTTGTAAGCCATCCTTTTTCCCACCAGGTGCATGAAGGAATAAATTGCGGAAGTTACCTGGACCACGTGAATCTTTCATGGCTTGTTTCAGACCTTCCACGTCATCATCATCAATCCCTGAATCGGTCATGTATAAGATGAAGCCAGCATGAGATCCGTTGTTGTAGTACTTGCGACGGAATAAAGTTGCTGATTCATTTAGCCAAACGGATTGAAGTGCAGCGATATATTCAGGGGTACCATAGATTTCTTGATCGACATCAATGCCTTTAATGTGGCAAACGGTACCAGGTTTAAAAATATGTTCTTCAAAACCATTCAGTAGCTGTAAAAATTCCGTTGGATCTTTCATGCGTCTGGTGTACTTGGCCATGAGTCCATCATAGTGGTGTGGCTCATTCAATCGATTATCGATCCGCTGTAAATAGCCATTACCAAAAACCAAATAGTCAAAAGCAATGCGTTCAAACTCAGATGAACTGATCAATTTATTGGGCGTGAATGACGACACCAGTTGATTCTTTTTATAAAAAACTGCAGTCGACAAATAAGGCATTGCCTTAAAGGATTTTGCCAAAGCATTCATACTGATGTGGGGTTCGTAATAATTGCCACACAGCCATGTTTCATAGAACTGTGATAAATCACGGCCATTCATCACCGGTTCTGCATCACCGAACGTAAATGCCTGCACTTTGCTGTCGGACATTAGTAAATCTCCATAGAGGATTTTTTAGATTTTGTTTGGTCATCAAGGGTTAAAGGTTCATTTGCGAACGCATGGAAAATGGCAAAAGCCAAATCTGCATGACCGATGTTTTCTGCACGTGATGCTTCAAATGTCATTTGTCTTTGGGAAGCAGTCAGTGTTTTTCGAATTGCCATAATTGACATGGCCACGTCAGTGGATCCGGCATCAAATTCAAAACGTCCTTTGTTGATCACATCCATTGCTTTCATGACCAATTGTGTTTTGACATCGACGCTATAATTGAAGGTCGTTAAATTTGGGAAGAATTCAAGGACCAATTGCGCCACACCAGTACCCATACCTGACTTGTCTAAGCCGATATATTTGACGTTGTATTTGGTTGTTAATTTTTTGATGTATTGCGCTTGGCTGGCAAAGTCCATGCCTTTGAACTGATGATGTTCAAGTAAACGGAATTTTGGATAATCAGGTTCAGGTGGTGCAATGACCACAAGCCCTGCACTGTCGCCACTTTCTGCTGGATCGTATCCAATCCAAACTGGTTTATTACCAAATGGACGAAGTGCCAATGGCTTAAAATCTTTGGACCATACTTCCCAAGAGTCGACCATACATGGCTGAATGATGGACAGTGGAAATACACTGTGACCATCATCAACGAATTCACACATATATAAATTTGCGAATTCTTCAGGACTGTTTTCGGCAATCAATTCATCAATATCGAATAGATCACAGCCTTGGCGTTCAGCATCTTGAATATTGACAATATGTCGCCACATTTTGTCGCCACATAAAGCACCGTCTCTTAAATTTGCATGACTGGTGTCAATCTCAACTCGATTTTCTTTGGTACGACCTTTATTGAAAGCATCCCCTGTCCAAAAGGCATACGCTTCATGCGTTTTACTTGAAGGTGTAGAAAAATAAGTTTTTTTATACTGCTTTTGGGCAGCCATTGCCGATGCCACTTTTTTCAGTGTGGCAAAGCCATGTACCCAAAAGAATTCATCAAAATATAAGTCGCCATGGTATGACTGTGCTGTTTTGGCATTGGTACCCAAGAAAATCAGCTGAACAGTATTGCCGCATGGCAATGTGATTGAAATCGGATCGCCTTGCAGATCCACTTCAATAGACTGCATGACAAAGTTTTTAATATAAGTTTTAAAACCATGTGCCTGGGCTTTGGATGCAGACAAGAAAATTTGATTTCGACCTGTGGTTACAGCTTTGATCAATGCTTCACGTGCAAAATAGAAAGTCGCACCAACCTGACGTGATTTTAATAAGGCACGATTTCGCTGTTCACGCGCACGGTACCACACCTTTTGATACTCAAATAAACCTTCATCAAAGTCTTCAAGAAGTTTTTCGACTTGTTCTTCAGTCAGTGCATTTGGCTGTTTTGGCTTACGCGGACCGGCATTTCTATTTTTTAATTTTGGATTCAGGTCGGTTTCATTGCCACCATCAGAATATTTATCAATGCGTGCCATGCGTTCCAGCTGGCGCATGAGCAAATCAATTTCCTTGTAATCACCAGGTGTTTTTTTCTCAAGAATAATCAGTTTGATCAATTGAGCAGTTAAAGCTTCACCGACTCGACCTGCAGGTGCATCTTTGTCCCATTCATCGCGTGTTTTCCAAGCGTGAACATTTTTATCAGGCTCGTCGATGTAATCTGCAATCGAGCTGATTCGCCACCCCATCCAATACAAAAATTTTGCTAGAAGGCGTTTGTCGAAGTTTAGATTTTTCGGTGTATCAAGTGCTTTATCCATTGGCTCATTAAGCCAACGCTATAACATTTATTCATTGTGGCTACTTTGTAAAACCCACTTAATACAAGCCTTTTGCATTGAATGTTTATGCCGTTCTTCCGATTCTGCTAACTACTTTAAATAGATTTTATCTATCGACATAGACACAGGATTCAGAAATGAAGAAATCCAAATTTTTCCGTGTTGCTGTTGCTGGATCCACGACTGACGGTCGCGTGATCGAAGCGACATGGATTCAACAAATGGCTGACAGCTACGATCCAAATACATACACAGCCTTAGGCAATCTTGAGCACTACCGTGGCTTTTCACCAAGTTCTGAATTTGGCACGTATGCAAAGGTCACTGCCCTAAAAGCTGAAGAAGTAGAAATCAACGGTACCAAAAAACTTGCTTTATTTGCCCAAGTTGATGCTTTCGATCAATTAATCGAACTTCACAATGCTGGTCAGAAATTATTTACGTCCATTGAAGTCAATCCAAATTTTGCAGATACCGGCAAGGCATATTTGGTCGGTTTAGCATTTACTGACACCCCAGCTTCATTAGGTACGCAAATCATGGAATTTGCTGCTAAACAGCCTGAAGCGAACCCATTTGTGGGGCGTAAACAAGATGCAGCCAATTTATTTACTGCAGCTGAAGAAGCATCAATCGAATTTGAAGACGGCCAAGAAGCCCCAGCAAAGGGTCTGTTTTCTAAAGTTTTGGATTGGTTGAAGCCACAACAAGAACAACAAGACAATAAAAATAAAGACCAATTCAAAGAAGTATCTGACTCGCTAGAAGCGATTGCAAAAACCTTTGGTGAAAGTCAGACCAAGTTGCAAAAGGTCGAAACTGAGTTTTCGGAACTTAAAACCAAGCATTCTAAATTGGAAAAAGACTTCACTGATCTTAAAGCTAAATTAGAAGGCGAAGAAAATCCAGGTACACCACCTGCACCTGAAAACACTGGCAACTTCTCTGAAAAAGTTGATTACTAAAATTCAAAACTTTTAAGTCAAATACTTAAAATAACTGGAAATTAAAGATGAAAAATACAACTCGTTTAAAGTACTCAGCACTTATGCTAAGTATCGCAACTGCCAACGGTGTTGCTGTTGCGTCTGACAAATTTAATGTCGATCCTTCTATTGCTCAGAAGATGGTAGATGCACTTCAAGAGTCTTCAGCCTTTCTTCAACAAATTAATATGCAGCCAGTTGATGATCTGGAAGGTGAAGCAATTGGCTTGACTCAAGGTTCAACCATCGCAGGTCGTTCAAACACTAAAGGTGGAACTAAACGTACACCAGTAGATCCAACTGGATTAAAGTCTAATCCATACAAATGCCATAAAACCGATTTTGACGTGGCTATTCGTTACGAAAAATTAGATGCGTGGGCAAAATTCCCAGATTTCTATGCGCGCTGGAAAAAATTTGTTGACCGTGCGATTGCTCTAGACATGATCATGATCGGCTGGAATGGTACAAGTGCTGCTGCACAGACTGACCGCCAAGCGAATCCACTGCTTCAAGATGTGAATATTGGCTGGTTGCAAAAAATCCGTACCAATGCACCTGAACGCTATATGCCTGAAGTGGTTGAAGCATCAGGAAAAGTACAAATCGGTGCAGCAGGTGATTATAAAAACTTAGATGCACTGGTTGTCGATGTTGTCAGCAACTTGATTGGTGAGATCCATCAAGATGATACCGATCTGGTGGTGATCTGTGGTCGTCAATTGCTGAATGATAAAAACTTCCCATTGGTGAATGATGCATCTGACAATACCAATGTATTGGCAGGTCAAGTGCTATTAAGCCAAAAACAAATTGGTGGTTTACCAGCAGTTCGTGTTCCATTCTTCCCAGATGATGCACTACTGGTGACATCACTAGACAACTTGTCAATTTACTTCCAAGAAACTGGCAAGCGTCGTCAAATTGTTGATAACTCATCACTGGATCAAGTTGAAGAATATCAATCTTCAAATGATGCGTATGTCATCGAAAACTACGAAAAAGTAGGTTTCGTGGAAAATATCGAAATTCTATAAATAGGTGAATTATGTTGAGTCCAGCTCGACGACACCTACTGAAAGCCAAGGCAGCGATTGAAGCTGCCAAGGCTGATGAATTTGGTGGTGTACGTCCAGACGCAAGCGTCTACCAATTACAACTGACCGAACTCAAAAACGATATTCATGTTTTACGTTCAATTCAGTCGCAAGAAAAACGTGCTGAAGCGAAAAAAGAACTTATTCCAAAGCACATGCCTTATGTGTTGGGTATTGTTCAGTCAGGCGCAAAAGTTGAACAGGATGAAGTCATTACCACCATCATGCTGTGGTGCTTTGACTGTGGTCTATTCAATCAAGGTTTAAGTCTTGCTGAATATGCTTTAGAGCAAAACCTAAAAATGCCTGATTCGTTTAGTCGCAGTACTGCAAGTATTGTTGCTGAAGAAATTGGTAATGCTGCACACAAAGCTTATCAAGATGGCCAAGTCTTTAAACTTGATGTTCTTGAAAAAGCCACTCAATTAACTGCTGATTACGATATGCATGACCAGATTCGCGCCAAATTATATTTAGGTATTGGTCGTACTTTCCTGCAGTTAGATCGTGGATCTGAAGCCGTTGCATTCCTCAAAATGGCGATTGCAAAAAATGAAAACTGTGGCGGTAAAACTGATCTGAAAAAGGCTGAAAAGCTTTACAAAGAACAATTAAAAAATTCACCTGAACCGATGCTGAATGCTGATGGTTCACAGGTCGTCGATGATCAAGGCAACTTGATGTTTCATCCGACGTAACGAGTGCCCCGCACCAACCGAGGGGCAGAATTGACGCTGTAATGAAATTTTTATGCGTAATTACAAACTCAATTCTCCACCCCTCAACTATTAGAGAATGACAATGACCGGACTAATTGCAAACGGCAACCGCAACAATGAAGAAGTTGTCATCACCAGTGATTCATTTTTCCCTGGCATATCGAGCAAAGCGATTCGTGAAGCATTGCGCTTTGATGGAAGTATCACTGATCAGCGTTTAATTCCTGCAATTGAATCAGCCATCATTGAAGTCAATGATCAGCTCGAATCCCTGACATCAAAAGCAGCATCACTTGCTGAAATCAGTCCAAAAACCATCACCACAAAAGGTGTGGAAAAACCCATCACTGAAGTTCTGTATTTTCGTGCCGTTGCAGCAGCTGTTGGTGCTGAACTGACTGAAAAGTATCGTGCTTATGACACCAACAACAATGGTGGCCAAAAAGCAGATGATCTGACACCAACGATTGATGATTACCGTCGAGATCTGCGCTTTGCCATTCGTGATTTAAAAAAAATTCGTCGTTTGAATGTGGAGCTGGTATGACTCAGAAATGTAATTCATGTTTCAAAGGTTTTGATGGACGCAATGGAAATGGCTATCAGCCTTGTTCATGCCTCAAAAAACCTGAATTTGTTCCTGTGCCTGGACCAATCAAAATTGATACACGCTCAAAAAACAGAACTAGCTTCTGGGGAAAGTGGTTTAAATGAAAACTGTTTATGCCATTCAGAATGACACGGTTGACGCAATTTGTTGGCGCAACTATGGACGCTCATCTGGTGTGGTCGAAGCAGTACTTGAAGCCAATCCACACTTGTCTGAATTTGGTCCATTTCTCCCGATGGGGACAAAGGTTCAGTTACCAGAACTTCAAACACAACAAAATAAAACGCAAAGCATTCAGCTTTGGGACTGAGAACAAAAAATATGGCTGAACCAACCACATCAACGACTGTCGCAATTACCGCTTCTGCCGGCTTGGTATCACTCCTTCCATTCGTGAATGGTGATGCACTGTTTGGTGCAGTAATTGGTGCAGCATTTTTGGCATACACCCAAGTGTCACTGAGCTACGGAAAACGTATTTTTTCGCTCATGTTGTCCGTCGCTTTGGGCTATGCCTTAGCCCCTGAAATTTCAAACCGAACTGGTGTGAACAGTCACACTGTCATTGCTTGCTTTACCAGCATGTTTGCCTTGCCTGTTTTGGTGAAGGTCATGAAATGGGTGAACAAGTCGACATTGACTGAAATCTTCAACACCACTTCAAAGTTCTTTTCTGCCCTGTCCAACACTTTTGGAAAGGAGAATAAAAAATGATGCAACTCATGTTGTCGCCATTGGCACAAACAATTTTTTCCATCGTTGCCGTGCTGTGCTATGTGGCATGTGCATTCCGTATTTTATGTTTTGATCGTTTGCACCTGCAAAAATGTTCGTTTCGACTATTTGCAGTTGTTCTGATCTGTGCCTGGACCAATCAAAATTGA